TTGAGGACTTTACAATAATTAGAACGGATACATTCAATAAGAAAAAAACCAACGATAGAGAAGCAAGGTTGGAAGTTGATACTGTAGCTGATATAAACCATCAAAACTCTTTAATAGGTGAATATATCGAGCGTATGATGCCATTTGTGACAAAAGAGGACTTGGAAGGTATAGAAAAAATCAATAGAGATATTAATAGTAGAATAAGTGCGGACGATACTCAAAGAAACATAAGCTGGAAGCCGGTAAGATTTGAATTCTCCAATATGTTCAGTTACGGAGAGGACAATGTAATCAATTTTGACAAAGTAAACGGACTAATGGGATTATTCGCACCAAACGCACAAGGTAAATCATCTCTATTTGATGCAATCTCATTCTGTTTGTTTGATAAGTGTAGTAGAGCTTATAAGGCATCTGCAATAATGAACAATCGTAAATCAGATTTCCATTGTCAACTAGATTTCTCTATTGATGGGGTACAATACCATATCCGTAGAGAGGGCAGAACTATTAATAAGGGAAAGAATGTAAAGGTGGATGTGGACTTTTGGAGAGATGGTGATAGTGGAAGGGAATCTCTAAACGGAACGGAAAGAAGGGATACCAACCAAGTCATTGAAGGGTATGTGGGCCGTGATGAGGATTTCGTAATGACTGCACTTTCCTTACAAGCTAACAATGCCTTATTCATTGATAAATCACAATCGGAGAGAAAGGACTTGATGGCTCAGTTTATGGGACTAGATGTGTTTGATAAGCTGTATGAAACGGCTACAAATGATATTAAGGATGTGAATGCACTTATCAGAAATTTCAAAAGGACGGATTTTACGACTGAACTTGCCCAAAAGGAAACCGACTTGGTTGAGAAACAAAATCAATTAGATGAATTAAATTCTAAAGTAGAAGGATTTACTGAATCTAAAGATGAATGTGTTAAAAAAATTACCGAATTAAGTAAAGAGATTACACCGGTTGATTCTAAACTAAACATAACGGCGTTAGAGAAATCCGAAACAACAATTAATGAAAAGATTGAACATAATAAAATCTTAATTAGTACAAAGGAAGATAATATCCAAACATATACCCAAATGCTATCGGAAGTATCTCAATCTATTAACGAACATGCTATTGTAAACGGAATGGATATTGATGAAGCTAAAAAAGAGTGGGATTTGGCAAAAGGAAAGATTGCAGATGTTCAACAACAAATAGATAAATTGGAATCTTTATATGAAGCTAATTTAGAAAAGTTAAAACACTTAGCAGAGCATGAGTATGACCCTAATTGTGAATTTTGTATGAATAATGTATTTGTTAAAGATGCAATAGCAACTAAAGAATTTGTCAAAAAGCAAGAATCTCAATTAGAAACCCTTAATATAGCACATGGTGTATTAATTAAAGCAAGTGAACCTTTAGCAGAAGTTGAAGATATTTGGGAAAGATTAAATACATTAAGAAACAAATATAAGCAAGGTGAAATTCTTATTCAAAAATCAGAAGCAGAATTAGATGGTATGAAAACAACCGCACAATTGTTACAAACTCAATTAGATGCTGTTATTCAAAATAAACAATTATATCACGCTAACGAAGCAACAATTATTCATAATAAGGAATTGGAATCTCAAATATCTCAGATTGAAATCCAAAAGAAAGATTTTGAAAAGAAAATTTCTGAAACAAACAAAACAATTTTAAAATTGACAGGTGAGATTGGTTCTATTAATACTTTTATAGATTCTACAAAAAGTAAAATGGAAGAAGTTAAAGAATTAGAAACTAAAAACGATTTGTACACATATTATTTAGATGCGGTTAAGAAAGATGGTGTACCGTATGAACTAATATCTAAAGCACTTCCAGCAATTGAAAATGAAGTAAACAATATATTAGGACAAGTGGTAGACTTCTCAATATCAATGGATACTGATGG